AGTCATGGGCACTTTCTTCCGGCGTTTCCTTTTCTTTACAGTCTTCTTCTTCTTTGTTTTTTGGCTGCTTTTTTCCATCGTACTGCCCGTGCTTTTATCCGAAAAATATCCATTCTCAGGTCATGAGCCAAAGACTTTATGTTTCTTATTGTATCCTCCACGTTTGATCTGTCCCTATGAAAATCTGTGCTTGCATAGGAGCAGGCCCAGGACTCAAGAAGGGCAATGATCTGCATGTTCTCCATCTGTTTTTCCTCTCTCTCATAGGCTATAACTGGATATATATGGGGGTTCCTTCTCCCACCCATGCTTCCTGGGTATTGTAATCGAAGAATTCCTGTGCCTCTTCAGGAGACATTCCATCCCTTTCAACCAGGATATTGATACATTTTCTCATATCATAGGCGATGATCGGATCACTTCCCGGACGGTATCCAATCCCTATAATTGCCTTGTCAAATCCATCCGCCAGAAGGGCATGTTCCCGATAATCTCCCAGTTCATTTTCCAGCTCCTTTCTTGTCCAGACTTTTGTCATTGTCTCTCCTGTGTTCAACCATGTGTTCGGGAAAGAAGTTTATACCTTCATGTATCCGGATCTGTTCCACATGGAAGTATCCTCCGGACTTGGCATAGTAGACCAGCGTGATTCCATGCTGCCAGTTGTTGTACTTGTTGAACTCCACATCCAGTCTCTGGAGACATCCGTTTCCCCAGGCTCCCTGTTGTCTGCCTCTGAGGGTACGGGAGGAATGATTGCTGATCCTGTGGAAATGACCAAAGAGGATGTTATCCTTGCACTTGTCATAGATGGATCGTGCCGGATTGGCCATGCCCCATCCTCCAGGCCAGTTGTCTCCATGAGAATAGTTCAGCTTGCCTATTCTGATCACGGTATTGTGCGGATGAACCCGGATGTTTAGTTTGTCACATTTCAGGAGGGTTTTCAGATCAAGGAATCCGCTGAGTTCGGGTGCCTTTTCCATGATATACTTGTCCAGTCTGTCCTCATGGTTTCCCAGAAGGAAATCAAATCTGGAATGGGGGAGAAGATCTCTCATCTCAGTCAGCTTTTCTCCCGCATATTGCAGATCTGTAAGAGTCTTTTCCTGAATGATCTTCCTCTTCGGATATCTGGATATGTCATCAAGATCAACTATGTCTCCTCCCAGGATTACCCGGGAAGGCTTGATCGTCTTCAGGATCGAAAGTGCCTTTCGGTAGGATCCCGTATCTTCAGAAGGAAAATGTATGTCTGATATAAATGCTACAATGTCATCCTTTTCTACCCTTGTTTTTGCATATCCCAACTCTCTCTCTCCGATTACTGCACCGGGAAATGGAGCCCCTCCCTCTGGAGGGACACTCCAGAGGGTTCATCTCGTTCCATAAACAATAAAGCAGGGCTCCAAGGTTAGATTTCATTATTGCCTTTGATCTCTTCCATAAATATTTCCATCCTGTTTATTGAGAAGGTCCCCCTATATAGCAGCTCGAATATCCCCCGAAAACACATCTGCTTCAGGATCCCCGGGGAGAAGGAAAGAATCTTTTCCATTTCTTTCCTGGGTAGGTCCACCGAAATCCGTATCTCGTACTGATCCATTTCTTCGGTCATTCGATTCCTCCTCCGGAACAGGTTCATGATCCGTCCAATCTGTTATCTTCAGGGTATCAGAATTGATCTTCAGGGAAGCAATGATCTGTGCCGGTCCCATCTTGTTCTTGGCAATCTCTATTTCATAGAGCAGGGGATCCTTCTTCTCGTCTCTGGAATCCTTGGCAGGCCAGTAGAGAAGCAAGACCACATCGGAGAAGTTCTCAATGTCTCCCGATTCCTTCAGGTCTTCAATGGCCGGTCTCCGCCCTCCCGTTGCATCCATCCTTCTGGATACCTGGGAGAGCAGGATACCGCAGGCATTACAATCGATTGCGATATCGTTGAAATCGGATGCTGCCTTGCCTACTTCCGAAGCTTTGGTGCCCTTGCCCTGATTGCAGTATCGTGTGGCATACTTCTGGAGATAATCCAAGACCACGATATCCGGTTTGAACTTCTCTGCTATCCCTTTCAGGACTGAAAGAGGGGTGGCTCCCACAACCATGAGTCTCTCATCCCATCGACGGAGTCCATCGAGAGCCTCTTTGGCCAGACCAAAGTTCTTGTCAGAGATCTGGTCGGGTTTCAGGAACCACCCCAGGGGACGATTGCTATCAATGGAAGCCAGCCTCATCGGTACCTGATCCGGATTCTCCAGTACACAAATAAGCACCCGCTTCCCATCATTGAGGGCTTTGACCACGATGTTACTCATGACTGTGGTCTTTCCCTGCGATGTTTTTCCACCGATTGTATAGGTGGTCTTCCTGCGAAGTCCGCCTATATGTTGATCGATTTCCTCCCAGCCAAGAGACATGTCTTGTCCGATCTCCCGACTGGAATCAAGCAGACCAATCCCCTCGTTGATTACTTCGTTCAGTCCTTTCACTCCTTGATCGGGGGATACTCTTCTGATCTCATCAGCAAGACTGTAGATTTCAGAATCATCCGCGTTTTCTTCGAGTTGACCCAGGATCTTGAAGGCGGCTTCAGCCTGCATTCTCTGGTTGTACTTTCTGGAAATGACTTTTGCGTACGCTTCCCATGAGGCTACATTGGGAACGGTTTCCACCATGGAGGCAAGGAATTCCAGTCCTCCCATTGTGTCCAGATCAGTTCCAAGGGAATCCTTGATCATCACCAGATCCACCAGATTGTCCCTGTTCCATATTTTGATTATATGTTCAAAGACAATCTTTGTGGAGTCCATGTAAAAGGAATCCGGGGTCAGTTCACAAAGAATGTTGGGAATGATATCATTCTTCAGAACCATGCATCCGATAAGACCGATCTCCGATTCACGGGAATGGAGGGTTTGTGAAGGATGTCTTGGATTTGTCCGGGTAGAGCTACCTTTTGATCTGTTTCCACTCTTCTCGCGGGGCATTGGTTTTGTCTCCTATTAGCTGGTTACTGGTTCTGGCTTCTGTTCCTTGGGATCATGAAACATGATCTCTCCACTGGGATCGAAGGTGACTTCCATCTTTCCATCGATGGTCTTCTGTAACATGTCAATCATATGGATTGCATTCTCATGGGAGAGGGGTAATCCATAACGTGTCTTTACGAAGTTCTTCCACAGTTCACTGTTGGAATCACATCCTATGGTGTCAACCATGGTTCGGATCCTCCCCTCCTGCACATCGTTTGCCTTCTTGGCATTCTCAGGAGGGGTCTGTGGAGGGTTTACGATGTTCTTTGCCCCTTCATACAGGGAAGCTCCAGCCTTGATGGCTGACTTTACAGGATCCTTGGCACTTGCTTTGAGATACTGTTCATGCAGATCCTTGAGATAGGAGAACGCCATCATGATATCACGGGAATTGTCTCCACCAGTACGGGTAGAACTGGACCCGCTGGATGCTTTCCTTGTTCCTTTGCCGCTTGGCTTTCCTTTGGCTACATCCTTGATGATCAAGAAGGGCTTGTCTTCTCCTACATCATCATAGGTTAGAGAGATTTGATCTCCAACCTCATAGTTTTTTACCTTTTTGACTGCCCATTTGAAAGCCCAAACGGGAGTGTTTCCGTCATCAACTTCGTTGAATCGGAACTGAACCGAATCGTCTCCTTTCTGGGTTTTTCCATCTTTTCTGACCATAATCGTAGCGGCAAGACTTTCAGTCATGACCTTTCCTCCAATAGAGTTTCGATTTCTTCGGGGATATCAAACACTTCAGGTTCTACCTTGTAAATGACTACCTTCTTGTCCAGCTTTCTAGGGTTTCTGTGCTTCCAGCATTTCAGGACATAATCACAGTAGTTGCAATCAAACGGAAGGTATCCGTTCTTGTCCGGTTCATGCTCCCTGTCCAGCTCCGTGTTTGGCCCCTCTCCACGGATAAACTTTGTGATCCTTCCCAGTCTTTCAAAGATCTGTTCCATCATTTCCTTGTCAAACTTGTAGGGAATGAACTCAAAGTTACCCGTTCCCTTGTCTTTGACCATGAAGAGGGTATCGGTGATCCCCAGTGCAGCCATGTACGCATTGGCCTGTGCCTGGTAATCCTTGGGGATCTTTCCCTTGCTGAATTTGGAATAGGTGGAAGGTCCTGCTGTCTTCACTTCCAACACACAATCCCGTGGCCAGTTCTTGTGCTCTTCACAGTCACATATCCGGGTTATTCTTCCATCAATATGCCCCCTTATCAAAATACCAAGAACATTCACATACACCGTCTTCTCCTGATCCACCAGCCGGAAATGTTCCCGGGTCTGAAGGGCAGATTTCAGGTACTTCCTCAATTGATCATGGGCATGGTCCCCATCTTCAAGGGTAATCCTTTGTCTCCATCCCCATGAATGTTTCCGGGCTCCCAGGATCTTGTACATTGCCTGCCTCTGACATTTCCCCGCACTGGAGAGGGTGATAGGTTCCCTTTG